ACCATAATTTCTTTGGAAATGCGTTTAATAATTTTATTTTCATTGCACAAATCATTACTCCCAATGCCACCCATTGCTTCAATAACCATTGTATTATACTGCGTCGAGATTTTGGAAGCACTTTTGCAGTAATCAGGATGCTTAACCTTGAATTCCCCGATGAGTTTAGCGTTTTTATGTGCTATGTGCTTAATAGCCTTACGAAGTTTCGGTTTTGCTTCCTCTTCCTTATCCCATTTATCCGCGTCTTTAACATAGATAACTTCCCTTTTCTGGTCGGTACAATGAACAGGTCTTTCGGTAATATCCATATTTTGAAGATTCTTAATAATGATATTAGACATTCCATTTACAAAGCCAATTTCCCCCATTCTCTCCAAATCGGTCAATTGTAACTTTAACGAGTCCACAAAATCCATGATATTCATTGCGTTTTTACAGGTTTCATTAAGAAAGAACTGCAGATTGAATGTTTTGTTATGTGAATTAGTGTTGTGAGTAGTGTTGTGAGTGCCGGTTTTAATGACTTCTAGCATCATCTGTTGGGTAGATTTATGTTCTTCCATCATCATTTGTTGGGTTTGTTGAGTGGTTTTATGTTCTTCTACCAGCATGTTTTTTAATTCACTATTTTCTTTTATAAGTAACATAATTAATTCTTTATCAATGACAAAATTGTTGCTTTCGTCTACAATTGACGGACATGATTGTTTACATTTCTGCTGATGATACCACAGACCATTACGGGCTTTATAACATTTGTTACATGCGCTACATATAAATTTTTCTGCGTTTTGTTCAGTGAATTGGTTCACATTTGTCCTATGTTGGTGTTTACGTGTGCGAATATGTCGTGCGTAATCAGTGGAATTAGACGTATCAAAGTCACACAATTCACAATGATACAATTTTGACGGTTTTTCAGTTTTTTCCATTCAAATCCGGTCAATAACTTATGAACAGAAAAAACGTCTAAATCCTTTCCACGAAATAATAATAATAAATTTTTAAAAATTATCATCACAAACTGAAAATTATTATTTTGGTGCCCAGACGCTAAAAACTTTTATGCAGTAAACGTTTGTGTTTTTCCAAGATGATTTTGCAAAATCAGAATTTGGACATTATTTTTGTCCATTTTTCAGTTTTCCAAAAAAGTCTTGGAAAAAAAAATACGCGAAATTATATAATAAATGGTCCAACCTACTTAAAGAACTTTATTCCTTTTCTACCATAATTTCTTTGGAAATGCGTTTAATAATTTTATTTTCATTGCACAAATCATTACTCCCAATGCCGCCCATTGCTTCAATAACCATTGTATTATACTGCGTCGAAATTTTGGACGCACTTTTGCAGTAATCGGGATGCTTAACCTTGAATTCTCCAATAAGTTTCGCATTTTTATGCGCTATGTGCTTAATAGCCTTACGAAGTTTCGGTTTGGATTCCTCTTCCTTATCCCACTTGCCTGCGTCCTTCACATAGATAACTTCCCTTTTTTGGTCAGTGCAATGAACTGGTCTTTCGGTGACATCCATATTTTGAAGATTCTTAATAATGATATTAGACATTCCATTTACAAAGCCAATTTCCCCCATTCTCTCCAAGTCACCCAATTGTAACTTTAAAGAATCGACAAAATCCATGATATTCATTGCGTTTTTACAGGTTTCATTAAGAAAGAACTGCAAATTGAATGTTTTGTTATGTGAATTAGTGTTGTGGGTAGTGTTGTGAGTGCCGGTTTTAATGACTTCTAGCATCATCTGTTGGGTAGATTTATGTTCTTCTAAAATTAGATTTTTCAATTCGCTATTTTCTTTAATAATGTCCGCATTTTGCTTCAATATGGTCATTACTAATTCTTTATCAATAACAAAATTATTACTTACGTCTAAAATTGGATGACATGTTTGTTTACATTTCTGCTGATGATTCCATAACGACGACGCATGTTTGTATTTCTTACCACAATTGCACGAGTGTTCTTTGGCATTTTGTGGCATTTTTTCGTTCGTATTTGTTCGTATTTTGTGTTTAGACGTTAATAAATGCGTGTCATAGTTATGCTGTTTGCTACATTTAAAGTCACATAAAATACATTCATACAACCCAGCATTTTTAGGCATTTTTTTATTCGGCATTCTTCGTTTAATATACGAAGCTAAAAAATGCCTAAATCCTTTCCGCAAAATAATAATAATAAATATTTAAAAATTAGCATCACAAACTGAACATTATTATTTTGGCACCCTGACGCTAAAAACTTTTATGCAGTAAACGTTTGTGTTTTTCCAAGATGATTTTGCAAAATCAGAATTTGGACATTATTTTTGTCCATTTTTCACTTTCCCAAAAAAGTCTTGGAAAAAAAAATACACGAAATTATATAATAAATGAATTTACCTACTTAAAGAAATAAACAAAGTCTCCTTAAGTCGCATACATGAGCCCTGCATTTCCGCCCACAAAGGTAATCATATTTATTCTCTCTTCAAACACATATAGGTCAAAATTATAATCATAAATTCGCCAGGTAGGTTTATTAATACCGATAATTTGCCCCGAATCTGGGTCACATATGGTCAATACTTGCGCATAAGGGTCCAATGGAGGAGTTATCGTGTTAAATTCAAAATCAACCTTCGTAAACCGGCTCATATTCATCGCACCAGATGGCTGTAATACAAACGGAGAAGTATCTAAACAAAAATTATAACAGTATAACCCATCTGGCGCATTTCCCGCGTTTGATACATATTTTTCGATGAAATTAAACACGCCCGCAGGTAACACATTCTCTCTATAACCGCCATCTATCATAATTCCCAAGGTGACTAATATTTGTTTCAAATTTTGCGGATTATATACACCACTAATCATCAACCCCGTGGCACCACCAGCCGGATTTTGTCCCGGACCTATAGTAGACGCACCATACGGGTCAGGGTTTGGAAATGCACCTACAGTTGGCGCACCATAAGCAGGAACTGGCATATAATTATATGGCCAATTAGAATAATTTGACCACTCGTTACGTAAATTAACATCACTTCGCCGAAAGTAAAACATCCAACTGGCGACCATTCCCAACGAATCCACTTGAGCTTTATTTGAGCCAGTTACATTATAAAACACATTTTCATGAACTTGTTTAAATAAATATTTTTGTTCATTCTTCGCAAACAACACAGACTCTTCGTTCGAGAGAAAACAATAATTACAATTTAAATTAATGTCTGGGTTCCATACAGACCTCACATCAACGTACGACCCAGGACCTAATTCTTCGTCTGGAGGCGTTTGTAAAAAACGATACATTTGCTGATAATACTGATTAAAATTCGGCGCTATGTAAGGATAATTGTTCGCATAATCCATCACATCTCTTATCCTAAACAATTCATTAATCGGACGAATAGTAACTGTAATCTGAAGCTCATTATATTGAAGCGAAACCAATGGAAACGCCATTTGACTTTTTAAACCAAACCAAGAATTTAAAGGAATGTATAATATTCTACCCATAATGGAAGGCTGTGCACCCGCAGGGCTACTTGTGTAATAAGCATTTGGATACGTATTTGAGTAAGAACCCGAATTTGCTGGGTCATTTAATTCGGCAGTATTGCCGGTCATTTCATCAAATAATGCCCGCTTGGTGTTTGTAAAATCGCGCTGAACCGCAGATAACAGATATTGTCCAGAATATTCTTGGAGCTGTTGATTTCCACAAGTAATTGTTATTTTACTAATCATTTGGGCACCAATGTTATCAATCCATTTAAATTCATAGGGCGACCAATCGGTGTAACTGGTTGTTCTGTCGCCATTTTCAATCTGTTGTGGAGGCAAAATAGGGCTCCATATATTTGGTAATGTAAACGATAGATAGCAATCTTTTAATAGGTCCGCATAACGTTTCACTTTAAATACGAAAGTAGACTCTGAGGTGAGATTTAATGTGGGTGTCCCTTCATAATCTAATCGAAAATTTTGCTTTCCAAAATTAGTATATTTTGCGTAGGTTGTCTTCCAAAAGGTTTTACTAGGATTACCATTTAATATAATATTTTGCTGTCCTTGACTTACGAGGTTTAGCAAACCACCCGCCATATAATTATAACTATATATTAATTATTTAACTAATTTCAAATTATTAATATATTCAAAATTATTAATATATTCAGTTAAAAAATATTGTAATATATTAGATAGTATGTTAAATAACGTTCATTTGCCTGTTCTTACAGATAATAATAAAACTATGATTTCATATGCAATAATAATTGTAATTTTTTTTATAATTATTTGGGTTATTTATTACGCTATACGCGTGAATGGTTTACAAGGACGCGAATGTAGTTATATGAATCAATTATATCCTAAGGTAAATGGTGCGATTCGTCCTATAAATAAAAAAGACCCTCTATGTGCTGGTAAATTATACGATTATTCCATAAAAACAGCATTTAACGCCTGTTCTGGAGGTGATTATTCGTATGACTATGTAGACATTTGTAATCTGAAAAGTGTTTTGTCTACTGGAACCCGATGTTTAGATTTTGCGTTATATTCTATTGACGATAACCCAGTTGTTGCGACAAGTATAAATGATGATTATTATACAAAGGAAACATTTAATTCAGTAATGTTTTCAGATGTAATGAAAACGATTAAAGATTACGCATTTGCTACGGGAACTGCGCCAAATAATACCGACCCAATTATTATTCATTTAAGAATAAGAAGCAACAATCGTAAAATGTATAACAAACTGGTCGAAATATTTCAAGCTTATGATACTATCATGCTTGGAAATTCATTTAGTTACGAATCCGGTGGTAAAAATTTAGGCGAAGTTCCTTTATTAGACTTTATGAATAAAGTCATTTTAATAGTGGATAAACACGACCAAAGTTTCTTACAACATGATGAGCTACTTGAATATATAAACCTGACAAGTAGTTCAGACTATATGAGGGTATATAGGTTTAACGACATGGAAAATAACGCAGATGTGAATGAATTAACCTTTTTTAATAAACG